TTTCTTCTTTAACACCAGAATAATTTTCTGCGTCATCACCAGTTCCAATATCTATTTTTCTATAGAATCCTAATGCCTGTAATTTTCTAACTTCGTTCTCTGATATCTTTACAACATTTGTAATTCTGGGACATGACTCTAAGTCAGTTGTAAAGTAAGGAACAATTAAATCTTCTGGAGCGATAAACTTAGAAACTGCTCTGCCTAAATTTTCATCATAATAAACTTTTTTGAATGCCGAACCTGCTAGCGGTAAGTAAAATAAAAGTTGATCTAATTCTTCATCAAACTCTTCCATAACATGAGTTATCTGATAGTTCATAAATTCTTTAACACGTTGAGCTTGTTCCTCAGCTAAAGAATCATATGCACCTATAACTTGTGTTTTTACTGGACCACCTGAGGGTAAAAGCTCTTTGTATGCTTGAGCTTGAAAGGTTGTTACAGCTTCACCTAATAATGGATGTATTACACCTGAAGCACCCTCAAAAGGCTCAGATCTTTCGGCATCAAACCGCATCCCTAAATATTCTAAGCCGTCTTTGTAAGTTTTTTCCCAATCTTCTCTAGAGGCTTTATCTTTTTCAATACCAGCAATTAATTCATTTGATATGTTTGCTAATTGTTGGTCATCTAAAACTTCAGCCAAGTTTTCATCAAAGCCTGTCTCTACTTCTTCAGTCATGGTTTCGCCTAGAATAGCGCTACCATCTTCTTGCATTTCAAAGCCCTCGGTTCCTGAATCCATAATTGCTTCAATAGCAACCTTCATGTTTTCTTGACCAAGCGGAACTTGATTTTGTTCGTTTAAAACAGTTGGATTTATGTCTTTTTCAATTGCCATTAGTGTAATACTCTTTCTTTTTCTTCGTATACAGTAGGAGCCACAAATGCATCAACTAAAGTTCCAACAATTTTGATGTTACAGCGTTTTGCTTGCTCTTCTGCTTGCTCCCAAGTTCGGGATATTATGTAGGGTCCACAATATACTTTGCCATCTTCTTCGTATTCAGTAAGAAATATTAACATCATTTTAATAGTATACCCTTTTTACAGGTGCTTTCTCTCTATCTTCATAATCGTCATCAAGAGAAACTAAACCACCCTCTCTAAATCTCATTAGAGCTTGAGTCATAGTATCGCATAGGTCATCATTTTTACCAAAAGGAAATGAAGCACATTCCTCAATCATCTCTTCAGCAAACTTTTTAGGAGGTGCATACACTAAACCTGACTCAAAGATAGGTGCAACTGAATGCATTCTTGTAGATTTATCATGACCTCTTGTTGGTGAATAATTAACCACAGGTATGCCTAATCTTCTAAGTTCGTGTGTTAGAGGTGTTCCTGATGCTTTGGCTTCAATCAATACCATATCAGGATCCCAATATTGATATTCTTCGTAAGCCACTCTTTTTAATTCTGGGAAATCCCAACGGTCCTTTTGTGCATCTAACAAAATGATGCAGTCAGGAGAATCAGGTGTAGGTTTAAATACACCCCACGTTGAGATTGCTGAATAGTCTGCTGTTTCTTTTTTACTAAAAGCCGTATCGTAACTTTGAATGATGTAACTAACTGGTGGTAAAGCTTCACTTTCCCATTCATTCCACCACTCTCTTTTTACAATAGATCCTTCTTCAGAGGTAGGTGTTTGCATCCATTGCGCATTCCATTTCTGCACAGGCAAAGATGCTTTTACCTTTTCTAATTCTTCTAAAGACCAGAATCCAGGCCATAAAGGATTGTTAGTATCAGGGAATATCGCTGGAAACTCAACCACCTCCCATTGATCTGCCGAACTTTCTTTTTGTGCGTCTAACAATTTGGCCGTTAAATCAATTGAACTCCAACGCGTCATCACTAGAATGATGGCTCCGCCAGGCTGCAAACGCTGTCTAGGTCCAGATGTGTACCACTCCCAACAGGCTTCCATAGCCGTTGGACTCAAAGCATCTTGTTCTGAATGTGGATCATCAATAATTAATAAATCAGCACCACGACCTGTAATCGCTCCTCCCACACCTGCTGCGAAGTATTCGCCTCCTTTGTCAGTTTCCCAACGACCCGCTGATTTAGAGTCTGCTCGTAAATCTACTTTTGGAAATATTTGTTTGTACTCTTCGCTGTCCATCATGTTACGAACTTTACGACCAAACCTTACAGCTAACTCTCCTGTATGCGTTGTTTGCATAATTTTTCTTTTAGGTTGCTTACCCATAATCCAAGCTGGAAAGTAGGTAGAACAAAATTCAGACTTGGTATGACGTGGTGGCATGTTAATGATTAAACGGTTGCACTTACCATTAGCAACGTCTTCTAGTTTTTGCGCGAATATTTTATGGTGACGACCACAAATAAACTCAGGCCACATATGATTAATAAAATCTAAAAAAGTTTCTTGGCAGCCTTGTTGTTTTTTTAATAATTCAAGACGTTCTTTGAGGATAAGAGTTTCTTTAATCTCTTGATCGGAAAGATGTGCTAAGTTCATAAAGCAGCTAGCATACTCTCTATACTAACAGGACCACCTGTATTTAAATTTTGACCGTAAAGTTTTTTAACATCTTCCATTTTCTTTTCGGTTGCTTTTATATCTTTGTTAAATCTATTGATTCTTTGAGCATACTTATCAACCTGAGTGGCTTTGTTTGTTTGTATGTAGTTTTCTTTAGCTTTTTCTAACTCTTTTATTTTTTTTGCATACTTACCTAATATCGGCCTTAAAGCAGCAGCTTTTTGTATTGGACTCATACCCCTACTCATCATCGCCAAAAGTATCCCACTCATGCCTTGTGATCCAACAGGGTCTAACAAAACCATATCTTCTATTTCAGGCAAGTCATTATCTTTAATTGCAGGACCACCATCCTTAAATGCATCAACGCCTTTTTCTTGTACTAGCTTTCTTAATTCGTCATCAATCTTTACGTAGGTTCCACTAAACGCTCTAGCTGTATCGCCAGGTAAATTTTCTGTATCTTCTAACTTGGACATATATTTCTTAGGGTCAGCACCCAGCTCTTTTAGAATTTTTTCTATTTCACTAGGAGCATTTTTATCATATAAGTTTTGTAAATATATATTGTCGCTACCTCCTTCATCTCCTAGTCTTTTTGCAGCTGAATCTACACTAAATCCGTCATACCCTTTCATAACAGCTTCTGTAAATCTTGCACGAACAGGTAGTTTAGCTATTTCAGTACCTGTACTTTTAGCATACGGATCAATCGCAACCCCTGGATATAAACTTTTATTTAACTTGGTAGCTTTTTTAAGAATACTTAACCCATTACCAATACTGAAAGTAAGGCTATCGTCATTTACCAATTCATTAAAATAATTTAATGCTCTTTCTCCAGGTGTTCCTGGACCATATTTTTGTCGTATGGCTCCCCCACCTAGCTCTTCAAGATCGTAATAAATTTCATCTAAACTTTTATCTAAAGATTCAGTAAAGGGTTTGCCTGTTGCTGCTTCTAAATCTCCTTTGCTTAAAGTAAATCCTTTAAACAAATCTGTAGCTTCACTTGGAACTAAGCCTGCAATTTCTTTACTTATAGCAGCTGATCTATCATTTATTTCTTTGCGTCTACCTGAGATAGATGGAGAGTCATCAGTCAATCCAGATTTTCTTAACGCTAATGCCTCTTCTTGCAACTCACCTTTCTCTTTTACCAGTTTGTTAACTTTAGGCACAATTTTGTTGTATTCGTCTAAGGCTTGCCTACCAGCTTTTAGTTTTGCACCATCAATAAAAGGAGAGATAGGATGTTTTTCTTGAGCTGCTTTGACGATAGGAATTATTTGTTGAAAGTATTCTGTTTTAAAAATATCATCAGCGTTTTTTGGTCTTATTCCGCTTTCTTTTATAATGCCCTTGGCTTTCGCAGATTTTAAAAAACTTTCACGTATTTTTTCTGGTTTAGCATTAGGCATTTGCCTAACAATCCTAACCATTTCACCTCGCATATCTATAGATATTCCTTGGTCTTCTAAAATATTACTCCAAGCCCTAAAGTCTGGAGTAGTTTCAATCATTTCCATTTGATTACGCTTATTCTTTTTAGCAAGGTCTGCTAACTCAGAAGAATAATCTGATTGGATTCTTCCCAAATTTAAAATCTTATCCCCTTCTTTAAATCCTTTTAGGCTAGTTCCTGCTATAACATCAGGTATTGTATTATCAACTTTTGCATCAAAAACGTAATGAGGATTATGTTTGGTGGGGGAATTACTATAATGCGTGCCTGAGCCTTGTCTTTCTAGCCCTCTAATGTGATAAGTTGCTTCTTTCTCATTAACAGGATTATTAAGATTACTATTTTTTAGTCTGTTCCTTGCTACTAAATCATTTTCAGCAACAAGTTTTTGTTGTAAGGCTCCATCTCTTTGATTTGAATAAATATATTCAGCTAACCTTTGTCTAGTGATTCTTCCCTGAGGATTCCTAATCTCTAATTCACTTAAAAGTTTTGGATGTATATCTCCAGTTTCATCAATAATATTTAGAAGTCTTAGCTCTCCTTTA